AAGGCCAAATTGTCAAAGCGTCAGTTGCGTCGTGTTGCTCAATTTACTTTGAAGAGGAAGTTTATAGATTGGGCGGCGGATTTGGATTTTTCTAAGGAGCGAGTTTGTGATGTTTCGCGGGTCGGTATGTTCAAGACCTTTGGTGTGACATTATGTAATCAGGCTATGATAGAACAACATTTTGATAAACTTGTTTTCGATTTTGGTAAATTCCATGATCGAACTATGTTGTTTGAGCCATTACGTTGCTTATTTTAAGCAGCTCCCTCCGTCCGAGACGACGTTAAACTAGATTTGGGTCCTCCAGTTTAGATCCAAAACGTTTGTGAGTGCCGGAACATATAAGACCTATGGGCTTTGGACTGACCTGAACTGTAAATATTAACGTGCTAACCAAAATGCCGAGAGACTGCACGGCGTCGGCTGAGTGAAATGCTTGGCTTCTGGAGGATGAACAGTCCCGTTTCAACGTTTGCGGGATCCAATACAAAACGTTGATTATTGCTATTTTACACCTTATATTAGCATTATTATCTTTAATTTTACATTATGCCACCAAAACAAAAACGAGTTATAAAGAAGAAAGCAAAGCGAGCAGTTGTTAAGCGAATTGTTGCAGCGGAACAAGCTGGGCAGATTCCCCCTAGTACGATGCGCCAAATCCTTCGAGGGATTGGTGGACTAGGAGGGGGCGTCTTGGGAGCATTGACCACTGGGTCTTTATTGGGAGCTAAGAAAGGTTGGGATTATGGCCATAGTGCTGGCGATAATGCCTCAACTATTCTTGGTTTGGGGAAATATACTATTCGTAAGAATAGTTTAGTTGGATCAGCCGAATCTACTGGCGTTCCTTATATGCACTCTACGAATGAGTCAACTATTATTCGTCATCGTGAGTACATACAGGATGTTGTCAGTAGTGGGACGGCCAATGCGTTTTCTATTTCTTCATTCCCCTTAAATCCTGGTCAATCTCAGACCTTTCCCTGGCTATCGGCCATTGCTGCGCAATATCAAGAGTATACTTTTAAGGGGTTGCTCTTTGAGTTTCGATCTACTTCTGCTGACGCCATTGCTAGTTCGACTAATACGACTCTTGGTTCTGTTATGCTTGGGACTGTATATAGCCCTGCTTTGGCTGCTTTCGTTAGTAAAACTGGAATGTTGAATTCTTATTATTCTACTGATGGTAAACCTTCAGAGAATATTTGTCATTTCGTTGAATGCGATCCCAAAGAGAACCCTTTTAACATTCAATATGTTAGGCCGGGTGCAGTGCCCACGAACGGTAACATACAGAACTTTGATTTAGGGGCGTTCCAAATTGCTACCACTGGTTTTCAAGGAACTAGTGTGGTCGCCGGTGAGTTGTGGGGATCTTATGAAATTGAGTTGAGGAAACCAACACCTCTCAATTTGACTGGGCAAGACAATAATTTGTACCGGGCGTATGCCACCGCTTCCATTTCAACTACCAATTATTTTGGTACCTCACAAGTACAAAGTAATCAAGATTGGTTTGATGGGACAGTTACCTTAGGGGGCACTACCATTACTATTGTTAGCTCTTATGCCGGTCCTTTTGCATTGTTTTATGCCGTTACTGGTACTTCAACATTGTGCACAATACCCACTATGACGACCACTACAAATTGTACGGGTTATAATATCTTTAATAATTCAGGTGCTTCCGTGTCTAGTGATACAGGCGTTG